CACAGATGGCGGCTATAGACTTAGTAGGATTGTTAAAGAACTCAGATTTGGAGTTAGAATTAGTGCAAAGCTCCGATTATTTTGGAATGATTGATGCGGTTGACGGGGTTGTGGCGTTGGGATGGGAGAAATTTGATATGGAATCAACTGAAAGAACCACAAGAATTTCTTTCCACTTTGGGGAAACGGTAGAGAGTGTAACTGAAAAATTAATGACCAAGGGGTTAAGATTGATAAATGACGAAATAAAATATAAACTTTCATGAAAAGAAAAAATATAGTAACAAAGCTGATAAGTGAGGGATTCTCAGAAAAAACGTTAGCTGGCATGACTGACAAACAACTTGGAATTATGATTTCAAGGGTACTTCCAGAACAATATGTTCAACCCCCTGTTAATGTGTCAAAAACTGACGTAAACACAATTACACAGTTAAAACAACAGAAAAAACCATTTGCAACATATGAAGGTGAAGTAAAAGAAATGGAAGGACCAAAATTGGGCACAGAGCCGAAAGATACAGAGGGAAAAGAAGCGACAATCAAAAAACTTAAATTTAAAATCGAACATGAAAAAGACAAGGGTAAAGTTGAAGACGCTAAGAAATTACTTGCAAAATTAACGGGAAACCCTAAAAAACATAATACCGATTTAAATGAAAGACATGGTGGTAAAAGTCCAACAGGGTCTAAAACACGCACTCCTAAAACTGACGCTGGGGGAAAACCAAAAAATGATGAAAAAAAAGAAAAAACATTTGCTGATCAAAGATGGAATGCTCCAAGAAGAAAGGGAAAAATGAATGAGGTGCAGAAATTGGTGGACAAAATAGTTGAAAGTAAAATTTATCCATTTACGTCGAAAAATGAAATCATGGAATTAATTCAATCTAAAATGAATGAACAGGTTGAAACAATGAATCCAATGCCGAAAACAAAACCAACAATAGGGCACAACGGTATTCCGGAATTTATGACGTATGACGAAATTGTAAACGCTGGCGCGGCTGAACCTGCTACAGCTCCTCCTGTAACAAAGCCAGGAACAAAGCCAGGAACAAGGCCAGGAACAACACCCACAAAAAGGCCGAATCCATATCAACCAGGTCCAGGTATTAATCCCGCGCCTAAAGCAACCGTAAAAGAACATAAGACATCTAAAAAATAGTCAGTATGAAATTCACCAAAGAGCACATAGACCATTTAATTAAAAAAAATTTAAGGGAAATGGCAATGGATTTACCACCAAACAATGCCCCACATCCGGATGTAACAAATAAACTTGCACAAGGTGAAACACCATACAATAGTGAACATCTACCATCAACAGGAAATGAGAATCAAAATTTTCAAGAACTTTTAGCATCTGAAAGATATAGGCAAGTGATTGAAAAATTACAAGAATATACAGGTCAGGAAATAAACCTAAATGGAATGGAAGGTTATATGCCGATACTTGGTATGGTTCAACAAGTTTTTGCAAATATTTTACGAACAGAAGCCACTCACAGAGAAGAATTGGAACAGTTAGCAGTAGAATTAGTAACAAAAGAAATGGGAATACCCGAAGGGTCGTTTATATTCGATGTTAAGATTGTTGGATTAGGCGGTGAAGGTCTTGAAGCCCCTCAAAAAGCCCCAGAACCTGAACAACCTGAAGAGGATGAAATTGACATACCAGGCGAACAGGATCTTATTAATAGAATTGCCAATCTTGATTTAGAAAAAGCTAAAAGAAGATTGATTGACGGAATGATACAAGGTGCGGCTAAAAGAGGACATTATATGTTCCATTATGTTGCTGGACGAATTGCTGAAATTACAGGATCAAATACACTAACTAATGATTATGGTATTTTGATGGCAGTAAATGATTCAACTTACTGGCAAGCTAGCGATCAATCAATTGATATGATGATGAAACAGGAAGGTGGAAAAGCGGGAGAAGAATCTGTCGATAGAAATACCGAGCCTCCTACAATTAGAGCAAGAGCAGCAATTTTTCCTGTTTTAGTTCATGAGATAGTTAAAGGTGTTATGGAAATTTTTGCTCTTCAGGGATTACCAAATGACGGAGCAGAAGAAGTTATGGCATCCGAAGACACACCAGAGAAAGAAATATGGGATTTAAGATTAGGCCCAGCAATATGGGACAGAATCAGACAACAATTCCCTGAAGAAATTATAATTGATGAAAATCAAAAAGAATTACAAAATTATTTGCTTGTGGCAATATTCAAATTACCTGCAAGAAACTTTTTAGTTTTTATGAAAGAAGTACTTACTGGCTCAGATGCTGGTAAAGAATTCATAGCGGAACTAATGGACGGTATTCGAAAATCATTTAGAAATGAAGATTATGAACCGGACATTGCAAATCTTCAAAACGATATAGAAGAAATATCAGACGGAACCGATGACGATGACCTAAACGATTTTCTCGGCTCGTTGGGGATAGGCCCAGCAGGAGAAAACTAAAATAAAGGTGATTTAATCACCTTTTTTTGTATTTATAGGTATGAATACTAAATTAGAACAGCTTAAAGAGTTAGCACATATTATGAAAGATACTCATTATGCGCTAAAAACTTATTTACAAACATTTGATAACACCCAGAGAAAGTTTGTTCCACTTGACCTATTTCCCGACCAACAACAACTATTACAAGATTATGAAGAATATAATGAAAATATTACTAGAAAATATCGACAGGCTGGTGTTACAACCGTAACTGCTGCTTGGATATCTCGAAAAATACAATTAGCCAAACCTGAAAACCCTGAAAGAGTTTTAATTGTAGCTAACAAACGGGATACTGCCGTGGAAATGGCAACTAAGATAAAAGATTTTCTTTACCAATGGCCTGATTGGATAAATGTGGGATTCGACCCCGATAAAAACTCTGAAAGTAGATTTAGACTGAATAATGGCTGCGAAGTAAAAGCTGTTGCAACCTCTAAAGATGCTCTTAGGGGTTATACGCCAACTATCCTAATTTTTGATGAGGCGGCGTATATTGAGGCGGGAGAAGATTTCTGGTCAGCTTCTATGGCGTCTTTGTCAACAGGTGGTAAGATTATTCTTATATCAACGCCAAACGGATTTGACCCGATATATTATGCAATGTATGATCAATCCATTCGCGGAATCAACGATTTTCATATTACTGATTTAAAATGGTATAACGATCCGCGATACGCCAAAAACTTAAAATGGCTTAAAGTTAATGATATGGTACATTATTTGCTAAATAGAGAGCAATATAAAGATGATGAAATAACTTTATATGATATTGAACCGAGCAGATTTAAAGAAATTATAAATGATGGATACAAACCACTCTCTCCATGGTACGAAAAAATGGCCAAAAAATTCAAGTATGATAAGAGAAAGATGAGTCAGGAGTTGGAATGCGATTTCCTTGGATCAGGAGATGGCATCGTTTCCCCTGATGTGGTGGATCATATTGTGAAAAATATGGTTAGAGAACCTGTTGAAAAATATATGTTAGGATTATTTTGGGCATGGAAGGATCCAATTCCTGGCCATCGTTATATTATGGGAGTTGACGTTTCAAGAGGCGATAGTGAAGATTATTCATCTATTAATATTATTGATTTTGATGATGGAGAACAGGTTGTTGAATATATAGGTAAAATACCTCCCGATGATTTGGCCGCAATTGCTTATAAGTGGGGAATAATATATAAAGCATTTATTGTTGTTGATATTACAGGCGGTATGGGCGTCGCCACATCTAGAAAACTCCAAGAGATGGGATATCGTGATATGTTCATTGATGGTATTAATACTCAGAATATTTGGGAATATAATGCCAAATTAATGGATAAAATTCCTGGTATTAATTTTAATAATAAAAGAACACAGATCGTCGCGTCACTTGAAGAACATCTAAGACATGGATTTTTAGTTAGATCAATAAGATTTGTTAATGAATTAAATACATTCGTTTATATTAACGGTAGACCTGACCATATGAAAGGATCTCACGATGATTCAATTATGAGTATGTCAATTGCTTTATATGCTGGGGATATATGTTTCGGCCAATTACAGAGAGCCGACGCTCAGAATAAATCAATGATGGAAGCATGGACATTATCGGAAAGAACATATGAGCCCAATAAATCAATTTATTCCTATGGACAGGCTTTCGATCCGCTAGGCGCTATTAATACAGATAAAGGAACGCCAGTACTCAATCCTTTATTTGAAAATCAAAACATAAAAATGAGACAAAATCAATATAGGGATTACGCATGGCTATTCGGAAAACTACCTAAACAGCCTTCAAAATCATAAAAAAAATCTTTATATTATAATCAATATTTATAAGTATGGAAAAACAACCTTTAACAATTTTTCAAAAATTAACTAAAACCTTTGGCTTTCAGGGTACATTAAGACAACCGCCCCCATCTTTTGAGTTTACGAAAGACGAGTTACTGAGAACCGATAGTAAAGAAGATTATGAAAAAGCGTTACTACAAGCAAAACAAACTCAATATATTGCGGACAAATGGTCAAAGCTTGATATGTCCCTTTATAATCAATCTGTTTATTATGAACCCAATAGATTATCAGCGTACTATGATTACGAAAGCATGGAGTTTACTCCAGAAGTTTCCGCAGCATTGGATATATACGCAGAAGAATCTACAACAAAATCTGAAAAAGGACAAATTTTAACCATTAATTCCGATTCAAAAAGAATTAAACATATATTGGATGACCTATTCTATAATGTATTGGACATTAATACCAATATTCAAATGTGGACAAGAGGCATGTGTAAATATGGCGATGATTTTGTATATCTAAAAATCGACGGAGAAAAGGGAATTATCGGATGTCAACAACTGCCAAATATTGAAGTCGAAAGAATCGAGGGAGCAAGGCAATCAAGTCCGAATCAAAGTGATAGAGTTGGGAGTAGGTTCCCAACCAGAGAATTAAGGTTTGCGTGGAAAAATAAAGATATGGAATTCCAAGCATGGGAAATTGCACATTTCAGGATATTGGGCGACGATAGGAAACTTCCTTATGGAACTTCGATGTTGGATAAGATAAGACGTATATGGAAACAATTATTATTGGCTGAAGACGCTATGTTAATTTATAGAACGTCGAGAGCACCAGAGAGAAGAGTTTTCAAAGTATTCGTCGGTAACATGGACGATAAGGATATTGAAGCATACGTACAAAGAATAGCAAATAAGTT